TATAATACTTCTTATCGGTTGATACACTTTGAAACGCACCTGCATCCCTTAAAGTCGATCCCAAAGGTCTTTTAGTACCTGCAACATCTTTGTAGGAAAGACTATCTTCTGTCATATATTGAACAGGAAGGTTATCAATATCTGATACGAGTCTGTAATCTCTAAAAGAACTTGCACCTTCACTATCCACAAAGGTTACTTCGCCATCCGTTACTGTTCCAGAGTAATTGAATGTAGCTGCTGATGTACAGTTAGTTAAAGTCGCTGATAGGGTGTTGTAAAAAGTGAAGTTACCTACTGTACTAATGTAATCTGTGAAAGATACTCCGCTAATTGAAGAAGTTGGTAAATAGGCTAGACTTCCAAATAAGTAGTTGCCGCTATCATACAGACAACCTACTACTGTTAATTCAGAAAATGTAGAGCTAGTATTAGACCGCCCCCCTATTCCTGATTGTTTAAAGGTGCATCCACTAGCTCTAAATCTATTGTTACGAATTGATTGAGGTGGATCAAATCTAAACAATTGATTATTGGGATACAGGCTTTCAAACACTGAGTTTTTACAGGTTATATCGACATTTCCTAAGGCAGATACATTACCGGACGGATCGAGATCATACAAATCGGCTTGTACAAAGTATTGCCCAACACCTCCAGTCCTACCAGAGTGTACTAAGCATCTGTCAAAAAGAAGTTCGTATGTTCCTGATGCCGGTCCAGCACTTCCCTTCTTACTAAAATTACCTATAATATAATTTTCTTCATTGTCTAATATTAGATCTACATATGAAAGAGTTATTGATGATGAATAAAACTGAAAGTTACCCGCCGCCCCTACAACCTTTGCGGTGCTGGCATTCCAATCCCCACCATGATTGCTTTGCCCTTTTATGGTTAAATCAAAGTCACCAACAGCCCAATTACTCCAAGTACCATTAAGACTGTGGCTGCTACCGTCTAATAGCGTAATTTCAACATAGTCACCATGACTTACAGAGGTTGCACTAGCCGCATACCATAGCGCGAAGGTGGCGTAATCACCATCTTCTAAGTGTCCCGAACCAACAGAACCAATTGTAGCACTAACTGTTACCATTATTAGGGTTCAGGGTCAGGTTCAGCGAACTCATTCAGCACTGCATCCTCATCCCAACCATCTGCCCAAACAACAGCAGCAAGGAACTCAGATTCAGTCGCGTGACCCCTTCCAGTGGCCGTCAGTTCGTCTTGAACAGAAGAAGGGAGTGCAGACACCTCTATAGAAAAGTAGCCTCTAATCGAGTTTAAGTCTAAGGCAGATGTAGTCATTTGAGCATCAACCGCAAGCACATCTCCATTAACTGTGTTATCTGTGCATAAGCAATTTAAGTTGTTTGCAATGATCGGCCCGTCCCAAACAGAACCACTCACAACCTTCGTACCAGCGTAAATACCATTCTCAAGGGTCTCAACAATACCCTTCATGTTCTTGTCGAAAAATATCTGACTCATAGATTTATTCCTTCTAAATTATATAGCTTACATTTCTCCGCTTCCCTAGTAAATGGTAGCAGGAGATTTACTATTAAAATATTTGTGTCATAGTTACTACTCACTAAAATCCGGGGATGTTACCATATTATTTGGTAAGTTAAAGTATATACCATGGTCGAAAGTTTGTGTTTTTGATAATGATATGTTTATATTACCTAATTCTACTCCATAATTTGTACTAATAAGATTAGCAAAAGACAGATCGTTTACCTTGGTTTCAAAGTTTGCATCTTGATTTAAAGTAAGGTCTTCAACCACTAGACCCACACTAGCATCTAAGTTGTATCGGTAATCAAAAGACTGATCTCCCGATAAAGATAAAAGCGTTGCCATTGCGTTAACCTTAACATCAACAGATAAGTCATTAGATAGGAGAGTTGAAGCTTCAAGGTTTATATCATACTGGTAACGCAATTGCTCCTGAGTTAAAGTAACTTCATTGTCCGTTATAAGGCTGAATCCCTTATCAAAAGATTTATCAAGAGTTAGGGCTGTATCAATCTGATCAACGCTGAACATAACGTCGTATACAAAGTCATTAGATAAGGTTACGGGAGCAGATAAATTTAATATGTAATCATATACAAAGTTACCAATATCAAAATGTATGAAAGGTAAACCATCCCTTGCGTATTCAGGAACCCCCCTTACCTTAGTATCGGTGCCATAATCAATATAATCGGCAGGGAGTTCAATTGGGGGATCATCCGAATCAATTGGAGGGGGCACAAACCTGTAGTCAATAAACCCACCTGGATTCATTGTAAAGTCCACACTCACAGAAGTATCTTCGATAGCCTCAGGAGTTCTTACAGTTACATCCCTACGTTTATTTCTAGGTTTCCCAACGGGATCATTCTGAATAGTTACTTCAAAATTAATCGGCACTAGTTATAACCTCCTCTATCTCACCTGTGTTTGTGAATAAGAATTTAGGACTGGGGATATAGGTTTCTAAGGTTATGTTTATCGCTTTTTGAAGAACTCTGTCACCTGTATCAGCAGCAGTAATGCTCCCAAGGTCCCTCTCATTATTAATAAATGCTTTGTTATAAGAAGAGTATTTTGTCTCTATATTAATATCAGGACTAAACAACGAAAATATATTAGACCTAATCATGTCCAGGTCAGCCTTATACTTAGCCCATATGTTTATCTCATAAGTGATATTAACAGCCCTTGGAGGTAGACTTAGTATCCTCTGCGCTCTTCGCTTATCCTCATTCCACTCGGTTTCAATAATGAGATTTTGATACCTCATCCTACCAGGATCACTTTCGGTCTGTGTCTCTACAACTGTAAGCGTAGGTAAAATAAGGTTGTTATCAACTTTCAATCGGCCAGCGACTCTCTCAGGGTTACCATGTGTGCAGGTTAACTTAACTCTATTAGAGTTACCATCAATGTAGTAAAGACCTCCGAAGATACCTAACATACTTCTTAAGCTTTCCTTATATACGTTATCAATAACCGGAGCTAGCTTAGAAGTTGTTAAGTCTCTTATCCTGTTTTTTATGCTAATGTCAATGTTCATTAGTATCTCTCACCTACCTGATCATCCCTATTGAAGCTATCCTCATTGTGAATGTCCTGAGTGTCTCTGAGGAGCTTGGCATGGACTAATAAGTGGTAAACACCATACGCCTCGAAGCTGTCCTCTTGAACCTCAAAAACTTCAAACTTCATTTCTTGAAACTCAGGTTGTAATACGTCACCTATGGCTACCGACCTACCTAATATACTTTCAGTGTATGATTTATTAAATATAAACACTTGGTCTATTTGCATTTGAACACCAAACTGAGAAAGGTTTTCTTCAATAGGGCGAGGATCGTAGTGAGCCCACAATGTAATAGGTTCGGGTGCAATTGCTTTTTGTCTAGATTCCTGATAAACATCATCAATATCGTTAGAGGGAATATATTCGAAAACCTTTACCCTAGACCCTGAAAGCTTTATGTTCTCAGCATCAATCATATTAAACAAGTTCTTATCGTTCTTCTTTTTGAATAACGATAGCCTTGTATCCCTCTCCTCTGGGAAGTTAGTGGGAGGTGTATTTACTTTAAATCTAGACATTAGAAGATATCAAATAAAGCTGGTCCTTCAATCTCAGTCTTGAGTTCTTCCAGGAGAGTTTCTTTTTCTCGTTGACCCTCCCCAGTTAGCTCAGGGCCATTTAATCTAGTGCCGCCACCGGGACCAGGGAGGCTGGCATACTTACCTCTAATACCACCTAATATTTCTTTAGCTAACGCTAACGTGAATCTTTGAATCCAACTCTTATAAGCATGATGTAGGGTGTTAGGGTCGAAAGCTCTAAACTCTAATATTACGGCTTCGTCATTAACTTCAGGCTTGGGCCACAAGTGTAAGTGCTTATTATTGATAAGCTGCCATGAAGACATCTTACCCAGCACGTTCTTTATCTGCTTCAAGTATTGTTGCATAAGAAGATACTGGCTAACATTAAAGTTATTAAATAAACCAGTATTCGTAAAGAACATGATAGCAAAATCATACTCAAGCGACCCAGGGGTTGCTCCGAATTTGAAGAAGTCTCGTCTATACCAACAGTCATTTAGGTTGTCTGCAATCTCTGAAGGAAGCTCATACACGTTAACACCCGCAGAAGTATCAAATACAGCATACTGAGTCATCCAATCGGGAGCATGATACTCCAATTTAGAAATGGCTTCGTCAATACAAATCTGTATTTGAAAATCATCAAGCTCAACGTCAACAACAGGGTAACCTAGTTTAGCTAAGACATAATCTTTCACAGTCCGATTAAAGTCTTTAAACTCATTGACATTTCTGAAGTCTTTATTATTAAGATCTTTATCTTTAGGACTCTTATAGTCTTTTAGCTTATTACCACCATAAGTGCCATAAGATGATCCGTAAGATCTAACAATTGGTATTCCTAGTTTATCACCCATAACAAATATATTTACCCTAGAAATGAAAAAAGGACTCAGTATAAAACTGAGCCCTTTCTTCCGTTGTTTAGCTAGACGCTATTAGTTGCTCAGAGGCAAGTCACCCCCGGTAGAATAACTACCAGCGTTGCTTTGTCTGAGGATCTCAGGCGTCAGGTAATCCGAACCCGTGCCGATCAGTCGAATCACGCGGTAGAAGCGCGAGGCCGGTTGAACCGCAACCTTGCCGTAGCGAGTCAGGATGCCCTTTCTCGGTTGGAAGGTCTCAGGATCGACCACCGTGTCCAGCGGCTGGACCGGGATGTATGGGCAGTAGAAGAAGCCCGCATCCATCGCGTTGCTACCCTTGTAGCC